TCAATCAAAACATTTGCGAAAAAGAGGGTATTCACAGACTTGCTACAAAGTCTCATATTTGCCTCTACTTATACAATAGAAAGTGCGATTGGTGGTTCACTGAAATATTGGAAACCTACAAGAACATAAAGCCTGAAGAATACGGATTCTATTTTCAATGGAATGATGAGGGTATTGATAATTACTTACGTTGCAAATATAACTTTCAAAAGTTTCTACCGATTTCTAATTTCGATGTTTCTGAATGGGACGGCGAGATTCAAGGATCTAACGGCAAAGCAATGGAGCACTTTCTATCATTTTGGCGAGACGCCGGTCCTAAAAACTTCGGTAAAATATACGGATGGCAAAGAATCCCAGAAGACAAATCAAAGATCTTATACTTTCATGGAAATAAAAATCTAGACTTTGCCCAGGTCATGATAGACTATGTCAAACTCCAAAGAGACGGAACCTTCTTTGACTCTGAATACTTTTTCATTGCTGAAAATCAAATTAAAAACTTGGGAGCAATTCACAATGTGCACGGCTCAACCATGGATATTGCATATCAATACGGTTGGGATTATGCAATCTACCATGAAATTTATAATTTAGGGGATTATGAACATCCTCGTGATCACGATGAAAAACTTGTCAAGGTCAGACCAGGAGATACGGTTGTCGATTTGGGCGGAAATATCGGAGTTTTTACCAGATATGCATATCACATGGGAGCAAGTAAGATCATTACTTTCGAACCTGACCGTCGATACTTTAAAATATTAAAACAAAACTCACCACCTAATGTTATCCTGTTCAATGCAGCAGTCGGTAACGAGGTTGGAAAATTAAGGCTGACTGAGAGTGCTCACCTAGGCGGATCTAATCTATGGCACCACACCGATCCAACAACAACTCAATATGATGTTAATACCTACACTCTAAACTATCTTTTAGATAATGGGTTAATTGATAAAATTGACTTCTTAAAGGTTGATATTGAGGGTTCAGAGATTATTGCACTGGAAGGAATAAGCGATGAGCACCTTTCAAATATCCGAAATGTTGCAGTTGAGTATCATCATGAACATCTAAGATTCGATGATGTACTTAGAAACAATTTCATTACTCGATTGAATCGACTAGGTTTTAATTCATACATGCTAATGTGCGGCTATGATAATGCACTACAATTAATTTACTTCTGGAAATAAACCCCATTTAAAATGAGATCATTAGATAAAATAGCAAAAGCAAAAGGAACAGATAAGTCATCTGAACTTCATAACTACTGTGAAAAGTACGAAAAATATTTACCGTTCAATCGATTAGAACCTCTTACCTTTTTGGAAATTGGTGTACTCGACGGGGAGTCTCTTGCCACTTGGCGTGAGTATTATCCAAATGCAACAATCATCGGCATTGACATTAATCCGGCGTGTAAGAAGTATGAAGATATTGATAATCGAGTATTCGTTGAAATTGGTTCGCAAGACGATCCTACTTTTTTGAAAGAGGTAGTTGATAAATGGGGACCTTTTGATATTGTATTAGATGACGGTTCTCACATGAATCACCATGTAATCTTTTCATTTGAACAGCTATTTAATTCAATCAAACCTTCTGGAGTATACGTTGTCGAGGATGCATGCACTTCATATTGGTCAGACTACGGAGGAGGCACTAAAAAATCTGGCACAATGATAGAATACTTCAAAGACCGAGTAGATGAAGTTAATTTCGGCGGAGAGTGGCAAGAATCCATCACAAATATTCACGCGCGTCGTGAAGACTTGTTAATTGAACAATTCAAACGAAAGGGCTATAATTTCATAGGAACTCAAATCGAGTCCTTAAATTTCTTAAACGGTATAATCATAATAACAAAAAGATAAATCTTAAATGGCACATCATCAACAACAAGAATTTTGTACAAAAATAAGTAATGAGTTTCCGAAATACTTCACAGGTAAGAAAGTATTAGATATCGGTTCTCTAGACATTAACGGAAATAATCGGTTCTTTTTAACCGACTGTAATTATATCGGTCTCGATGTTGGAGAAGGTTCAAACGTTGATGTAGTTCAAGTTGCGCATCTATACGATGCACCAGACGAACAGTTTGACTTGATAATCTCAACTGAGGTTTTTGAGCATGACATGTTTTATCAAAAGAGCATTCAAAACATCATTCGAATGCTTAAGCCCGGTGGAGCATTCATATTTACATGTGCTTCAACTGGAAGACCTGAACACGGAACTAGAAACTCTGATGGCAGCTGGGCTGCTCCATTACTTGCAAACATTTCAGAAGAATGGTCAGATTACTACATGAATTTGACTGAATCAGATATTAGACAAATCAAAGGTTTTGAAGAAGCTTTTCCTGATGGAATATTTGAGTATAACCCAAATCCTGGAGACCTCTACTTCTTTGGAGTAAAAGGCGGAATCGCAAACGACCTTAAATTTTCACCAGACCACCGACCGCCTAGAATTCAACCTGGAGAATTCTCAGACGATATTTTCGTTGTTGACACTTGGCCCAACACTCCAGAAAAGGAGGCAGACCTGGTAGAGTGCATTAGAAAACTTAGAGAATTTAGCGGAGTTCCAATTTTACTGGTGTCTCATTATGCAATAAAACCGGAAATTCAAAAATTGGTGGACTATTATCTTTTTGATAAGGAAAACCCATTACTATTAAATAAGGATTTTAATTCAGTTGGTGTAGCCAGTGGCAGATGGACAGCAGCGAATGACTATCGAGTAGATAATTTCATGGCATATCATCATGATTATGCAATTTGGACATCAATGACACATGCCTTTAATTTTTGTAAGTATCTAGGCAAAAAGACAATTCACTTCATGGAGTACGACTGTCTACTTGATACTTTTCAATATAGACAAACTTTTATGGAGCCATCACTCCATCATGATGCAGTTATCTATGAATACTATAAAGGCTCAGCTAAAGATCTTCACCTAGCGGATTCGCCGTTCATGGCAACCTACCTATTTTCAATAAAGACTGATATTGCGGTTGAGATGATGAAGAAGATAACATCAGTTCAAGATTACTATGCTAATCGACCTGAAGGTTGGCAGCTCGAAAGACTTTTCTTGAAATACCTAACAGAGCAAACTTCTAATATTCGAGTAAGTCAATATATTGCAAATTCAAACGAATTGAATACTCAGGCGGTTTGGAATAGAGATGGAATTCTCAGAAATGATGCAAAATTCCAGGTTTATCCATGTGCTGACGTAAATGGCAACTTTTACGTTCATCTTATTTCAGGATTTCACGAAGAGCCAGCCGAGTCCGATTATCTACTTGAACTTAAGTACGCAGGTCTCACCAAGTTCATAACTCTAAAAATAGGAGAAATGAACTTAATTCACTTGGGAAAATACAGTAAAGGCCAGACGATCAAAGTAAATTATTTAGGAGTTGAGGCATATTCTGAATTTTTACAAGACGATCTAGCCGAGTTCTTAAAAATGAATATTGTAACTTTGCCAAATGGTGCAGAACCTACGGTTGAATTTTTTTATAACTTCGTGGATGGTGCGTACGTTGAGATAAAATCAGAGTCGCCAATGCCGTATAACGTTTCGTTTATTGATGAAGTCTCTGGAATTACTCATTTTTCAACAACTCTAACATCAAACCATTGGGCAAAAACCGGGATTCAGTTCTTTAAAAATTGGAGAATTGAAATTCGTGACCAGTTCAGTAGGTTAATTGAATCAGTTAAGTACGATGCAACTGGTCAAAGAGTTTACATCGCGCTTGAATCAAAAGCGCTCGGCGATACTTTTGCATGGCTTCCTTACGCTGAGGAATTTAGAAAAAAACATAATTGTGCAATAGTTTGTTCAACATTTCATAATCAATTATTTAAAGAAACTTATCCAAATATCGAGTTCATTGAGCCGGGTAGCCCAGTGAATGGGGTGTACGCATTTTATAGAATAGGTTGGTTCAACAATGGAGGCTCTTTCGACCCAGACAGAAATCCTAGAGATTTTAAAACTGGGCCTTTACAAAGAACTGCCTCTGATATTTTAGGACTGGAATATCAAGAAATTAAGCCGGTTATTGACTATCCGGCTCGAAAATTAACCAAAAAAGTCGGATTAGGAATTCATAGCACAGCTCAAGCAAAGTATTGGAACAATCCAACTGGCTGGCAGGAAGTTACGGACTGGTTGATCGAAAATGGATACGAACCAGTAATCTTATCTAGAGAAGAAGATGGATACATGGGAAATCCCAATCCAGTTGGAGCTATTCAACTTGTGCCAGGACCTTTAGAAAACGTTATTCACGAACTATCCGAGTGTCAAGCATTCATCGGTATCAGTAGTGGATTAACCTGGTTAGCATGGGTCACGAATACGCCAATCGTCCAAATTTCCGGATTCACCGAACCATTCAATGAGCCTAATGAAGGTATTACTAAAGTATCTGCCCCAGCTGGAGCCTGCTCAGGTTGCGCAAATCGATTAAGATTTGATCCAGGCGATTGGAACTGGTGTCCAGATCAAAAGGGCACAGATCGTCAATTCGAGTGCTCGAAATTAATTAGTGCAGATCAGGTAATCGCTAAACTAAAGGAGATTCTCGTATAGATAATTCTATATGATACTAAACGCTAGACAAAACAGTTTTTTCATAAACTTCCCACCGGATTTCTTTAATCAGACGGTGCAGGATAAGTACAGTAAGTACTACAGAAGTTTATTATTGCCGTACAAATCATTACCTGATTTTATGGCATCAACTGTGCAGACAATAAATTTTCCAGGATTTGCATCAAGCCTACAAACTCAAACTCGACCGTTGGGTAAGCTTCAGGAATTGCAAAGTTCAAAGCCGATAGCCGATCAATTCACAAGAGAACTAAAAATCACGTTCAAGTTAACTGATGCATATTTGAACTATTTTATCTTTTTGGATAATGCCCTGAACTACTTGGAACCAGCCAATATATCAAATGAAAACTCTCAGAACTCATTGGGTCAAGCACTATCGGTGCCCGCCGCGGCTAACAATAATCATCCGTTCTTTCAGCCGATTAGGCTGACTCTATTAAACAATGAGGGGTATGCAGTCTCTTCGATTATCTTTAATAGACCAATGTTAAAGTCACTTAGTGAAATGAACTTGTCGTATTCTTCGATAACTCCACAGTTCACAACATTCACAACAACTTTCCAGTACTATAATTTTGATTTAGAGCTAGACTTTGATTAAGATTGCTCGGCCCAACCATTAGAGATAGGATCTCCTCCTGCGGTACGACGGTTAACGTTAATTCTTTCCATAACATTAGAGCTTTTACGCTTAGACGTGCTCTCAAAGCTAGGAAAGTATGTTTCAACATCAATTGATAGGGTTACGTTGATTTTATTATTATCAACGAGCGTAAACTTGTATTGTTTATCAACTGTTTCAGTTGCTGGAAATTGGAACTGTGCTGGGATTCTAACTCCATTGTATTGAAAGTAGACTACTCGATTTGAGTAGTTGATGTTCAACATGCTCTCGGCTATCTTGAATGCTTTGTTTAAATTATCGCAAATGATCTTCACGTCAAATTTAACGGAAAGAGGTAATGAGAATAGCTGAGCTGAATATCCGGTTAACACGTTTTGATCATTGTCTCCCTTTTCAGTTTCGGTAAAACTGCCTCTAACGAACTTATTCGTGATATCTGACGATTTTATTTGGAAGCTAGATAGAGTAACAATACCTCTTGGAATAATATCATAGGTTCCTTCAGCCACCGGAATTCGGCAATTATCGGGAAGTCCAATATAGAAATCTTTTAGGAAACCTTCATCGGTTCCGTAATTATAGACGAAAGGAACGCTGAACTGTTCTTTGTGGTCGTCCCTAGCAAGGGTCAATACCATTTCACCATTTAGCAGATCAAGTAGAGCAATCGTTAAATTCCTTAGGAAAATGTCATCCGTGTTAAGAGTCTTCATGAAGTTATTTATCTAAAAACAAAAAGCCTCCAAAAAATGGAGGCTTTCTTAGTGGAGGTGACGGGAATCGAACCCGTGTCCGCTTGACCTTCAACCACACTCTCGTTCACACGCTTAGTCACGTTTGTTAACCTGACGAAATTCACAATTCCCTTATTTTAGCAGTTCGGTTTACTGAGAACTAATCTTCTGCTCGCTGTCACGGTAGCGAATTCCGTTTTGCAACTTTATTTTAGTCAAGCAGTTGCCGCTTGGTCACTTATGCAGCTAAAAGCTCTTCAGCGACAGGAGTGTTAACGCCTTGGTTAACTAGGCTCCAGAAGTTAGTGTTGCCACTTAAAAATTGCGATACGTTTTAGCGAGTCTTAGCATCATCCTCGGCGTGCGAGCGTACCTGAACTGTCAACGTCAAAGCCAGGCATCCCCATATAAGGTTATTATACTACATTATTTATAGATGGTCACAGTTCTCACAAGTTTAAACCCGCCTGATAAATAACCTAAAATAAGTCACCCTTTAAATGGCAGACATTAGTAACTCAAATACAAGCCTAAGGCTGTTCACCAATCTGAAAATAAGAGTCAGAGATATACTTGGCGAAAGCATTCAGTTCCTACAGGACAAATTCAAACAGAGCCGATCCGTGTTTACTGCAGCTTCTCCATTCGGGCAACTCTTGATTGTTGTAGAAAACTTAAGTCAACTAATTTTTTACTATATCGAGGATGCTGTCACCGAATTAAATATCAATGAGGCGAGCAGAGTCTCTTCAATCTATTCATTGGCGAGCCTTGCCGGTCATAATCCAAGCCGAGCAATCGGAGCGACCGGTCAAATCCGGCTGATTCGCAATCCCAATATTAATCCGCCTGCATCAAAGGTAATCTTGAACAACCTATTTAGGGTTAGGTGTGAAAATAATGGACTACTCTATTGCATAGAGCTTGTGCAAGAGGACGTTCGGCTTGCCTTAACCGGTGCAGAGACTACCGTAATCTTCAATATTAGACAGGGTCAAATTGAGTCACAGACATTCACAGCAAAGGGTCAAGCTTTTGAAAGTTACCAGCTTGGAGCCCCAAACAATTATTATATTGATAATTTCTTGGTCAATGTCTATGTAAATGGAGAGCAATGGACAAAGTACGAGTCGCTGCTAGACATTCCTAGAAATGCAAAAGGCTTTATTGCAAAAACCGGCATAACCAACGGGCTGGACCTCTATTTCGGCAATGGCTCATTCGGTAAGGTCCCAACTGTCGGTGCAACGATTGTCGTTGAGTACTTAACCACCGACGGTTCCGCAGGTAATGTTAAAACGGATGATCCCAAACAGGTACTATTTAGTTTTCTTGATACGGGCTTCTCTCCAATCGGCGAAGAGATTACAATGGCAGACTACTTTACGATCATAACCGTAAGTCCTCCAAATTTTGGTGTTGATCCGGAAGACCCGATCCTAACCAGACTAATCGCACCAAGAGCCTCAAAAAACTTTGCGCTCGTTAACCTAGACAATTACGAGATTCTTTTACAAAAGTTACAAATGTTCTCAACCATTAAAGTCTTTTTGGATCAAGACGCCAGCGGTAATATCCTAGACTCAAGAATGATTAACCTGTTCCTGGTACCGGACGTATCCCAAATGTTCAATAATGGAACCGACTATTTTAACCTTGCAACCTCTAGCTTCAAGTTAACCGCTTTCCAAAAGAACGAGTTATTGAAGTACATTGAGAAATCCGGAACCAAAATGATTTCGTCTGACCTAAAGATTGTTGATCCGAAAATCACTAGATATGTGCTAAATATTAGTATTATTGCATTCGATGATATTACAACAGATATCATAAAATCAGATATTGCGGATGCAGTCGGAAACTATTTCATTAGGTTGAAGAGGCAAGACCGAGTTCCTAAGAGTGACCTAATCAAGGTGATTGAAGAATTGTCTGGAGTTGATTCAGTGAACGTTAACCTGATTGGAGAGGCCAATGAAAATGCACTAATCACGAATCCATCTTCTACTACTCTAGTTGGATTGGACGAATTCAACGATATCGTAATTGGCCTTGATGAGTTTCCGGTAATCAGAGGAGGTTGGAAAGATTCTCAAGGTAATCAATACTCGGAAGGCCTATCTGACACTTCGTTAGGTGCCCTAAATATCCAAATCAAAGCTCAAATACCTCGTAAAAATATCGGTGTCCTATGATAAGAAACTCTTTATATCAAGTTGTGTACAATAGAAAAGACAATCGCCTTCACCTAGGGTACAGGTACAAGAACTCCCTAATGAAAAGGATCCTGTCCAACCAGATGTTTGGAGCAAATCCAATTTTGGACGCTTTCATTGCCTATCTAGAAGCCTATCTTTATGAGCATATTGAAGCCGTTAAACAAATAAAGATTTTTGCAAATCCTGCACTGGACAAAAACGAAAACAGATTAAATTAATCCAATGAGTGGAGTATTCACAAAAGAAAAAAAGGCACAAATCAAAAGTGAGCTTGAGGATCTGCTCAAAAATTATTCGGGCGGACCTACTCCGGAAGACGACAATATTGATGAACAGCTTGCTGAGATTGCAGCGGCTCCACCGTTAGACTTCGTTGAAATGAATTCAGAATTTGAGAAAAAGGCCAAGGACATAACGGGCTCAATGCTTAAATTCTATGTTGATCTTGGAGTCATTGAAAAGCACGACTATATTAAGCAGAAACAGATTCTTGATAACTCAAGCATTCAAAATATTTTCTTTCAGCTAAAAACAATCCGAATGGCAATTGAAAAAATTGCAGAGGAGATAAACCAGGGCAATACTCATCCCAGACTATTTGAGGTATTTGGGCAACTACAGGATAAATTAACAACGGTCGTTAAGACCCAAGCAAACTATATGCTATTCCTAGAGGATACCTATCGTAAGATGAATCAGGAAATCACTCAACGTGATACCAATCCAGAATCATCTCAACGGTCTCTACCGACAAGCACAACCGACTATTACATAACAGCCGGCACAAAAAATCTAATAAAAGAGATTGACGCAATCGAGTTTGAGGAGGACCTGTCTGACACCAGACACTTAACTCACCCATCCAAAAAAGTAGAGGTTATGGCTCAACGCGGAATTTCAAACGCTGTGATACAGGATGATGATACCATAGACTTCTTAGATGACGTTAACTCATTAATATGAGAGACTTTATAGCAAACAGCGGAGGTCGAACCCAAATGAAACTCTCCAATCTAGATCAGGAGAACAGTGCAATTTGGACGACAGAGAAGGTTCAAAAACTTCTAGATGACTTTGAGAATGGTATGATTGATATCAAGACCATCAAAAACTCGCCATTCAAAGATAATGACCCAGTGTGGAAGAAAGCAAATATTGTTTTTGAGTACACACCGGAAGAGCTTGAGGAGATTAAGCGTTGCAAGCACGATCCAGTCTACTTCGCGTCAAACTACGCTCAAGTAATGACAGAGGATGGAATCCAACAAATCACACTAAGAGATTACCAGGAAGAGATTATCAGGTCTTTCAAGAATAGCCGATTCAATTGCCTAATGGCATCACGACAGATTGGTAAGACCGTTATGTCGGGCGTGTTCATTGCATGGTACCTAGTATTCCATACTGATAAAAACGTATTAGCTGTTG